ATGGCAGATTACTGGCGTACAGCTAGAAGCAGGCAGCACCGCCACGGACTTCGAGCATCGAAGCTTTGAGGATGAGTTGCAGAGGTGTAAAAGATATTTTGAAGTCTATGCTCCTATTACAAGCACAAACGGAAGTATTGGATTAGTAAGAGCTAGAACAACTGTAAATGGTTACAGTGGAACAATTAATTATTATGAAAAAAGGGCTAGTCCAACTGCTACTCTTGATTTTGATAGGCTTCATAAACCTGGGGTTGCTTTTGATACGATTGCTAGTACGAGTGTTGATGTTAGCAGTGGTGAAACGAGTAGTTGCACTGTTAATTGTATCCCAGATAATGATAGCACTATTTCTACATATACTTTTCTTGGAAAAAACTCTGGACAAGGTGAATTAACTTTAGATGCAGAATTATAGGTAGTAATTATGAATATAGAATCAGCAAAATATATTAGTAAAGTAATAGATTATGACAAAGGTACAAAAGAAAACTTCACGATAGAAGCAGTTATAAATGGTAAAAAAATGTTTGTTCCTTTTGATTTAAATAATGTTCACTACGCAGCCATTCTTGAGTGGGCAAAAGAAGATGGCAACGAGATAGCCGCAGCGGATTAATGTCAACCCTAGATCAAATCAGGATCGCTGCTGAAAGTGATCTTGTAACATTCATAAGGTTAGTAGCACCAGAGCAGGTACTAGGGCAAGCCCATGAAGATGTCTGTAACTGGTGGATAAGACCTGACTCAAAGACACACCAACTATTACTCTTCCCTAGAGACCACGGTAAGTCAAGATTAATAGCGTTTAGAGTAGCTTGGGAGTTGACAAAGAACCCAACATTGCGTATACTGTACATATCAGCTACAGCTAACCTTGCTGAGAAACAACTAGGTTTTATCAAAGGCATACTAACCTCAGACATATACAGAAGGTATTGGCCTGAACACGTAAACTTTGATGAAGGTAAACGTACACGATGGACTAACTCAGAGATTATGTTAGACCATCCATTAAGGAAGAAAGAAAATGTTAGAGACCCTTCGATCTTTACTGGTGGACTCACTACTTCGCTTACAGGATTGCATTGTGACATTGCTGTCCTCGATGACTGCGTGGTGTACGAAAATGCTTACACAGGCGAAGGACGCAATAAAGTCAAAAGTCAATACTCTCTTCTCTCTTCTATTGAAGGTGCTGAGGCTAAAGAATGGGTAGTAGGAACTAGGTATCACCCTTCTGATTTATACAACGATCTACTACAAATGACTGAGGATCAGTACAATCCAAAAGGTGATAAGATAGGTGAGGATAGTATTTACGAGATATTTGAGAAACCTGTAGAAGAAAGAGGTGATGGAACGGGTGAGTTCCTTTGGCCTAGAACCCAACGCAAAGACGGTAAGTGGTTTGGGTTTGACATGAAGATACTTGCAAAGAAACGTGGTCAGTACCTAGACAAAGGACAGTTTAGAGCACAGTACTACAACGATCCTACTGATCCTGACAACGTACCTGTATCTCCAGATAAGTTTCAGTACTACGAAAGAAAACATATAAAAGAAGACAACGGCTACCTGTTCTACAAAGATAGTAGACTAAACGTATTTGCAGCAGTTGACTTCGCATTTAGTTTAAACAAACGTGCTGACTATACAGCAATAGTTGTGATAGGTATTGATGCAGAAAACAACGTCTACATCTTGGACATCGACAGATTCAGGACTGACAGAATATCTGATTACTTCGAACACATACTCCATATGTCAAACAAGTGGTCATTCAGAAAACTCAGAGCAGAAACAACAGTTGCACAAATGGCAATCGTCAAGCAACTCAAAGAACTTATCAAGCAACACGGACTAGCTATAAGTATTGATGAGTATAGACCTAATAAAAACCAAGGCAACAAACAAGAGCGTATAGCTTCGATACTTGAGCCACGCTATGACAACATGGGTATATGGCACTACAGAGGTGGTAATATTCAAATACTAGAAGAAGAGTTGTCATCACGTAACCCTGCTCACGATGATGTTATAGACGCACTAGCTTCAGTCATAGACATGGCTGTCAAACCAGCTAGAGTAATACGTAGGAGTAGAGATAACGTGGTACAGTTTAACTCAAGATTCGGTGGAGTGTCCTTCTAATGGCTGGAACAACTATTGACCTTCAGACTATGATTGATCCTCACGGTCTAGCAACAGACATTGCTGATCGTTGGGTTAATTGGAATCAAGCAAGACAAACAAAAGTTGAAGAGTGGAAAGAGTTACGTAATTATATTTACGCAACAGACACACGTAATACAACCAACAACAAGTTACCTTGGACTAACAGTACTACTACTCCAAAGTTAACACAGATAGCTGACAACCTACACGCTAACTATTTTGCTGCTCTGTTTCCTCAGAAGCGTTGGTTTAGGTTTGAAGCTCAAGACAACGATGCTAACACAAAGTCTAAACGAGATGTTATTCAGGCGTACATGGAAAACAAGTTACGTCAGTCAGACTTTGCTAACACAACAAGCAGACTAATCAACGACTACATTCAGTATGGTAACTGCTTTGCTACAGTAGAGTTTGAAAGAGACTACACAACATATGAAGATGGTGAGACTGTAGTAAACTACATAGGACCAAAGCTTGTACGTATTAGTCCTTTTGATATTTGTTTTAATCCTCTAGCCTCTAGTTTTGCTGACAGCCCTAAGATTGTAAGAACAGTTTTAACTACAGGTGAGTTAGCTAGAAAGATTGATGAGTCAACAGAAAACGAATACCTTCAAGGTATCTTTGATAAGATGATGGCTAACAGGGCTGCTGTCAGTGGTAATGATGTTGACATAGATAAGTCTGCAGGTTTTACAGCAGATGGTTTTACAAACCTAAACGAATACTATGAGTCAAACTTTGTAGAGCTACTGACATTCTATGGTGACATCTACGATGACTCAGAAAAGAAGTTCCACAAGAACAGAGTTATAACTATTGTAGACAGAGCTTACGTAATCTACAATGAGCAGAACCCAAGCTGGTTAGGCAAGGCTTCTATATTCCACGCAGGTTGGAGAGAACGTCCAGACAATCTATACGCTATGGGGCCACTTGACAATCTTGTTGGTATGCAGTATAGAATAGATCACCTAGAGAACCTCAAGGCTGATGTCTTTGATCAGATAGCTTACCCAATCATTAAGATAAGAGGTGACGTAGAAGACTTTGACTTCGAACCTGCAGCGAGAATATATATGGGTGAGGAAGGTGATGTAGGTTACCTAGCCCCTGATACAACAGCACTCAACGCTGACTTCCAAATACAGAACTTAGAAAACAAAATGGAGATGTTGGCTGGTGCTCCAAGAGAAGCTATGGGTATCCGTAGTGCAGGTGAGAAGACAGCCTTTGAAGTACAGCAGTTGATGACTGCAGCAGGACGTATCTTTCAACACAAGACTGCACACTTCGAAAGAGTATTCCTAGAGCCTATTCTAAACGGTATGCTTGAAGCAGCAAGACGTAACATGGACGCTGCTGATACAATAAGAGTTCTTAACGAAGACACTGGACTATTCTTCTTTGAAGAGATAACTAAAGAAGACATCAAAGGTAACGGTAGGATAGTTCCTGTAGGTGCTAGACACTTCTCTGAGAGAGCACAAAGAGTTCAATCTCTAACTCAACTTTACCAACTAAAACTAGCTGACCCAACAATAGCAGCACATATGTCAGGTAAAGAGTTTGCTAGAATACTGTCAGAGGAACTAGGTGAACCTGCTGTATTCGGAGAGAACATCACTGTAGTAGAACAAATGCAAACACAGAAAATAGCTACAGAAGCTCAGGTAAGATTTGAAGAAGAACAAGAGATAGCAATAGAAGAAGGGTTATAATATGCCGTATAAAAAAGGTAAAGTAAAAGAATACAAGAACACAACCAAGAAGAAAAAAGACAAAAAGAAAAAGATGAAAAAGTAATGAAAGCTGCTTGGTTTAAAGAATGCAAGACAAACGAGGAAAAGTTTGCTGTAAGGCAAGCTGTAGTTTCTAACAGAGAAAGCCTTGACCGTCTTCAACAAGTCCTAGAGCCTATGCTCAAGGAAACCTCACCTTCAGCAGACTATGATAGTCCTTCTTGGGCTTATAAGCAAGCTGATAGGAATGGTTACAACAGAGCACTAACCCAAGTGCTAGAACTTATTAACCTAGATAAGGATAAGGAGAACTAAAATGGTATTTACTGATGCGCCAGCAACCGAACAAAGCAATCAGAATACAGATACTACTGCACTAGAATCTCAACAACAAGATTCTTACCTGCAGAAGATCGTAGAGGCAAAGGGAGATAACTGGAAAGACCCTGAAGTGTTAGCCAAAGGCAAATTAGAAGCTGATGGTTACATTAAAAATCTTGAAGACCAACTCACTCAAATGAGGGAAGACTTAAAGAAACAGGAATACAAATCCGAAGTTCTCGAACAACTCCAAAGCAAGGCCGCTGAAAATACTGCAGCGAGTAATGGAGTGCCTAATAACAGTAACACTGAAACTCAGAATACCTCTGGTACTTTCAGTGAGGAAGACCTGAAGAGCCTTGTAGAAAAGACACTTGGTCAGCGAGAGTTGGAAGCTAAAGTTCAAGGCAACCTACAACTTGTTGATAAAGAGCTAGAGGGAAGCTTTGGCACTGAAGCCAAGGCTCAAATTGAAAAGAAAGCAACAGAGCTTGGTATGTCAGTAGATCGTTTACGAGATATTGCTGCTGAGTCACCTAACGCATTCTTTGCTCTTATAGGGGAGAACAAACGTCCAGCTAATCCTATGGTTAGTGGGTCAGTTCGAACTGAGGGTGTCGCTATGCAACCCTCTACGGAAAGAAACTTTGAGTACTACCAAAGCTTACGTAGAGAAAATCGTAACTTGTACTATTCCGCTAAGACGCAGCAACAAATGTTTGAAGACAAAGCTCGGCTTGGCGATAAGTTTGGTGCATAATAAAGGAACTTAGACATGGCAATGACCACATCTAATACCTCGTTCCTGCAACGTGCTCAGGTCTATTCATCAGAATTAAAGGACATTCTGCGTGAAGAGATGATGGCACAACGATATGTGCGTATGCTTGATGGTTTTCCTGATGGAAACACTTTCAACATCCCATCTATCGGTCAGGCACAGGTAGACAACTACACTGAGGACAGTGCCGTTACTTACCGTCCATTAGACACAGGTAACTTCACATTCACAGTGGATAAGTATCTTTCATCAGCTACTTATATGACTAAGAAAGCAGAGCAAGACGTATTCTATTCAACAGAATTAATGTCACGCTTTGTACCTGAACAAGAACGTGCAATCATGGAGCACTTCGAGACAACAACTCTCGCTGCCCCTGAATCTGGCGTATCAGCTAACTCAACAGAAGCAATCAATGGCGTATCAATGCGTGTTGGTTCTACTCAGACTGGTGAACTCATGGGTCTGAAAGAGTTTGCTTATGCACGTTACGCTCTGAAAAAACAGAACGTTCCAGACAGCAACTTGGTAGCCATCGTTGATCCGTCTGTTGAGTACACACTTAACACACTGAGCAACATCGTAAACGTGTCAAACAACCCACGTTTCGAAGGACTAGTTCGTGACGGTATAGCAACTGGTATGCGTTTCATTGCAAACGTATATGGGTTTGACGTATACTGCTCAAACTTCCTACCAACAGCAACCGACAACGCACTTCCAGATTTAGCTGCTGCTAACCAAGATTACTCATCAGACAATGGTGTTGTAAACTTGTTCTTCTCAGCAGACCAGTCTGTAAATCCATTTATCGGTGCGTTCAGACAGCAACCTCAGGTTGACTACGACTACAACAAAGACTTCCAAAGACACGAGTTTGTAACAACTGCTCGTTACGGTGTCAAGTTGTATCGTCCTGAAAACATGGTTCGTATTGTTACGAAACCAACAGTAGCGTAAGGAGGTAGACTATGAGTTATGTAAACGCAGACGGTCTAGAAGTTCTTACCGCAGGTGAACAGGGAACTGCTGCAAAGCGTGGTACTTCTCTTTCAAGTCAGAAGAAATCATTGGTGATGAATATCACAGGAACAGAAGTTCCTTCATCTGTGGCAACTCCACAAGATCACGATGCTTTCATTCCAGCAGGTTCGTACATCACTGGTGCTCACCTTGTTGTCTCTACAGCTTTCACCTCAGGTGGATCAGCTACTTTGACAATAGGTTCTTACACCCAAGCAGGTGCTGCAGTTGATGCCGATGGTATTGATGCAACCGTAGCTGTAGCAGCACTTGTTGCTGACAAAGCTGTAGCTTGTGACGGTGCGCTAGTTGGTGGTACAGCCACTGTTGGTGGTGCAGATGTATACATCGAAGCTATCTATGGCACAGCAGCATTTACTGCTGGTGAAGCCAAGTTAGTTATCGAATACATCGAGCCTTAAAAGCTTTGGGTGTTCCTTCGGGAGCACCCTACTCATTCCCTAGGAGATATTAATGGCAAACGTAAACCACTCTACTCTTTCTGATCCTTACTTACACGAACCTAAAGGCGTGGCTGCTGCAAGTAGTGGTGACGTTTACTTAGCTAACGGTTCTGGCTCAGGTACTTGGACATCCAGACAATCAATGTTAACAGTACAATTTGCTAACATATCTACTTCAAGTAATTTATACGTTCCTATGCCTTACGCAGGAACAGTAACAAAGATACAAAGTGTTCTAAGCGCAGCTATCTCTGGCTCAGACACAACCTTTACAGTAACAAACGCAGCAGGTGCTTCGATGGGTGTAGTAACTGTCACTCAGTCTGGTTCTGCAGCAGGTGACGTAGACACATTAGCACCTTCATCAAACCACACAGTTGCAGCAGGAAGTTTTATAAAGATAGCTTGTAACGGTGGAGCAAGTTCACATATTGATTGTGTAATAGTTATCTGCGTGGATGGATCATAATGAAAAGCACTCTCTTACAAGTAGTACAATCTATTCTGTCTGATATGGACTCAGAAAATGTCAACACTATTTCTGACACAGTAGAAGCTCAACAGGTAGGCTCAGTAGTAGAAGACACTTACTTCAACATAATTGCAGCAAGAGATATACCTGAACACAACAAACTTATACCTTTAGTTTCTTTAGCAAGCACTGCAAGACCTACACACTTTACCTATCCTGCAAGAACTAAACAATTAATACGTATTGACTACAATATAGGAACTGCTTCTTCTCCTGACTACAGAGAAATAGTTTACGTAGAACCTTTAGTTTTTATGAACAGGATGGACGAGACAGCTAAGAAAGTTACAACAGTAGACCAGTCAGTAGAGTTGTTTGTTGCTAGTGATAAAGACCCTTCTTACTATACCTCATTCAACGACAATCATATTATAATGGATGCCTACGATGTCTCAGTGGAAGCCAATCTAGCATCTAACAAGACAAGAGCTTTCTGTTCTATATACCCAACATTCAGTCAAACAGACAGCTTTGCAATAGACTTAGATCAAACACTAATGCCTTTACTTCTAGCTGAAGCTAAGTCAGCTTGCTTTAGTTTATTTAAAGGTGGTTCTGATCCTAAGGTTGAGCAGTCTGCACGTAGGTTAAAGTCTTACGTACAAAACGATCAATACAAAACTAGGCTTGCTTCAAGAAACCAGTATGGACGTAGCTAATGATTGACATTGAAACTGATACAGTAAACCAACACTGTAAAATAAAGTCTGATAAAATGGTATCAGAAATTTACGTAGAGAAAGAAGACAGTAATTATTCATTTTTTAAAGTAAGGTTTGAAAAGGGTATCTTACCTAGTGAACTATCAGGTAGATACTCTAGCTTACAAAAAGGTAAAGAAGCTGTGGAACATTACCTTAGAGACAAAGTAAAAACTAAAACTGTTCAGCGTAATGAATACGCAGACCAACGTGAAATGGAACGTAATGCCTCAAAGTCTAAATCAGAAAGCAGTCAATAACTTTGTAAGAGGTCTTGTTACTGAGGCTGCAGAACTTACATTTCCTGAAGGTGCTTCTGTTGATGAACTAAACTGTGACCTACGTAGGGATGGTACTAGACGTAGACGATTAGGTGTAGAGTACGAGACAGGTAATGTACTATCTTCGTTTACTCTTAGTGATGCTGAACAGACAGCTACAGGTGATTGGGTAAACGTAGGTGGTAACGCTGACCTAGAGTTCTTGGTTCTTCAAAAAGGTGCTACACTTTATTTCTATAACAAAGGTGCTTTACCTTACTCTAATCAAGTAGAGTCGAACTCAGTAAACCTATCATCTTACCAGCATTCTAGTTCTGCTGGTGCTGATACAGCTAAGTGTCAGTTCACATCAATCAAAGGTAACTTGGTTGTTTCATCTCCTGAGATAAACACTATAGCTATAGTTTACAATTCATCTAGTGGTGCATTTACTGTAACACAAGTTAGTTTTGAAGTAAGAGACTTTGAGTTTCAAGGTGACACAAGCACATACTTTGATAACGATAGCTCACCTTCTCAAAACAGAAAGTATGATGCACAGAACGCAGGTTGGAACACAGGTAATGGTGCTCCTACAGACCTAACTAAAAGACTTACCCACCCTTGGTATGCAGGTAAAGACACAGACGGTGACTACGACTCTGCAGAATGGGAAAAGGTATATGGTGGTACAACACTAACAGCAAATGGTCACTACATACTAGACTTCTTTACTAAGAACAGAGGGTCTGCTTCAGGTTTAACTGGTCTGACCAAGATGACAGACCCTGAGAGTTCTAGGTTTAGATGCGCTGAGTCTTTTTCTGGTAGGGTATTCTACGCAGGTATTGACAGTTCTGAAAATGCTGGTACAATACTGTTCTCCAAACTTGTTGAAACAGTAGATGACCTAGGTACTTGTCACCAACAAAATGACCCAACATCAGAGTATATCTCTGACTTGTTGGATACGGATGGTGGTGTCATAAGAATACCTGACGCTGTTAAAATACAAAGACTGTACGCCTACCAGAACTCTCTATTCGTGTTTGCTGAGAATGGTGTATGGCAGATTTCTGGTGTTGACGGTGTGTTCAGAGCATCGTCTTTTTCTGTAAACAGGGTTACTAGGGTTGGTATCCTACAGCCTCAAACATTCGTAGAAGCTGAGGGTGTTCCTTTCTGGTGGTCAAGGTTTGGTATTCATACACTACAGACAGACCCTGTATCAGGTCAAGGTCAGGAACAAAACCTAACTCTACCTACAGTTCAAACCTTCTGGGATGCTATTGACGCTGACGCTAAACTAAAAGTAACTGCAGTTTATGACGCTATCAATAAAAGAATATACTGGGGTTATCCTGATAAAGATGAAACTATAGCATCTAAACTTAACAACTTCTTAATTCTTGACGTACCTCTACAAGCTTTCTTTCCTTGGAAAGTATCAGATCAAACATCTAACACAGATTGTGTAGTTGGTCTAGCTTTCTACTCAGGGTACGGTGCTAGTGAGGTTGCTCTAGACGTTACATCAAACAACGGTGCAGACGATGTTGTTACCTCAAACGGCAATGACGTTGTGTCTACACAAATATCTAATACAAACACAGGTGACCCTGCTATTGTTCTTATATGCAGGGAAGGGTCAAACAACAAGATAACCTTTGGTGCATTTACAGCTATTGATTTTTTAGATTGGACTAACACAAACTACTCATCATTTGCTGAAACAGGTTACGACTTTATAGGTGACTTGGTAACTAAAAAGAATGCACCATTTATAGTTACGTACTGCAGAGTAACTGAGACAGGATTTACAGGTAATGAGAATGATGGTTACGAACCTATAAGACCTTCAGGACTAAAAGTTTCTGCTGCTTGGGATTTTTCTGAAAGCTTTGGTACATCACAACAGGTGTACAGACTAAAGTATCCTGTGTTTCCTAACAACAGTGATTTAACTGACTTTAATTATCCAGATGATGTGATAACATCAAGAGTTAAAATACGTGGACATGGACGATCCATGAGAGTAAAATACGAAAGTGAACAGGGGAAGGACTTCTTGCTTCTAGGATGGGGCATGATACAAGGAAGGAACCCTCGTTACTAATGACTGAATACACAATTAGGGATGCTACCCAAGAGGATGTCTTGGATACAGTCCTAGCAGTAAAACAATTCTGCAAAGAGATACCACATCCAGCATGGACTAAGTTCAACAGCAACAAAGTAAACAACTTAGTAGCTCAACTAGTAGAATCAGAAAATGGTTTTGTAAAGATAGTTGAAAACGAAGGAGAAATCGTAGGTGCTCTTATAGCTGTAGTATCTGAACTACCTATAAATGACATATGGTTTTCTCAAGAGCTAATGTTTTGGATTGACCCAGAACATAGAAAAGGAAGAACAGCAATTAAACTCATAGACGATTATGTAGAATGGTCAAAGAAAAGAGGTTGTAGTTTTTCAAGATTATCGGATTTAGATAGTGTACTAAAAACAAATGTTGGCACTCTGTTTAAAAGAAAAGGTTTTAAACCTACAGAGATAGCTTACGTAAAGGAGATATAGATGGCAGTTTTTTCAGCGATAGGTGGTGCAATTCTAGGCGGCATAGGTTTAGCTGGTGTTGGTGGTGCTGCTGCTGGTGCTATAGCATTTGGAACAGGTATAGCTGCAGTCGGTACAGTAGGTGCTGGTGTTAATAAAGTTAAGGGTGCTGTAGAGTCTACTCAACGTTCAGCAGCAGTGCAAGCTCAGGCTGCTCAGACTAGAGTACAAATGCAACAACAACAAGTAAGTAGAGCTAGACGTAGTGCTGTTAGACAACAAATTGTTGCTAGGTCTAGAGCAAGACAAGCTGCTCAGGCTGCTGGACTACAAGGTAGTTCTGCCTTACGAGGGGGCTTAGGAAGTATATCCTCTCAGATAGGAGCTAATCTAGGATACGGAAGTATGATGTCAGGCTTGGGTCAGCAATTCACTACTTTAAGTTCACAAGCTGCTCAACTACAAGGTCAAGCACAATTAGGTTTTGCTCAAGCTGGTTTGTTGTTTGGTGGGGCCAAGTTTGCTTTTGGAAATATGCAAGGTCCACTTAATTTCGATGAATCTCCTTTTTACAAAAACTAGGTTAACACATAATGAACAGACCTCTTACACTAGATGAGTTTGTCTCTAACCAAGATGTTCTTGAAAAAGAGTATCAGGAAGAAGAGTACCAACGTCCTCTAAACCCTTTCTCAGAAGTTGAGACTATCAAGGCTCAGGAGCTAGGATACGTCTTAGACACTGATGAAACTGAGATAAGGGTAGCTAGATCGCAAGGTGACTTTGTACACACCACCTCAGCCAAGCTAAAAGAAAACAACTACGACTACGAGAACTTAGTAGAGAAAGCTCTAGAAGACGATAAGTCTGTAGAGGAAGCTGCTGAGATAGTAGAAGAAAGGATGGAGAAAGACAGAGACATCCCTATGTCTGAGTATATGCTTTCGCAAATTCTTATGCTCAACGATAGTGATGTTACACCTTTTGCTAGTAGAGCATTAACCAACATGGAAACTTTCAACAGGTTGATGCAAGAAGAGTTTGAAGCTAATGATCAAAGTGGATTCTCCAAGTTTCTTCACTTCTTAGATGTAAACATTCTAAGGGAGTTGACTGTAGGTATTGCTGAAGGTTTAACTTATAGAAGCAACAGAGAAGGTACTGACATTCGTGAGGCTTTTGTTAGGTTAACCCCTAATGAATTTGATGAATGGGCTAGAGAATATATAGAAGAAAGAAAAGACGAAGGTATCTTTACAGCAAACGGAGATAGTGTTTGGAACCTCTATAAAACAGCACATGATGCTACATACTTAGGGGATGATCCTTATGCAAATCTCAACTTTCTTTTTGCTACTGCTGACCTTGCTACTCTGGGTTACTTGGGAGGCATTCGAAAGACAGCCTCAGCACTTAAAAGAACTACAGCACTTGCCCAAGATACAACAGGAAAACTGCTGTCACTGACTAAAGTTAAAAGACCAGTAGATGCTGTTGCTGTAGTTGATGGTGAAGTTGTTGCAGCTAATGCAGCTACAAGAGCAGTAGAAAAAGTTGGTGTTCAGACAGACAACATAACAGCAGGTAGATTGGTTCCTGAAGAAATGGACGCTGCGTCTGGTCCTGCAGCTAGACCTTCTGGTCCTGCTGTACGTGATGGAACAAGATCGTCAATTCTTTATGAAGAACTAGCAGAACTAAACAGGAGAGGTTCCTTTGGTGAATTTGTTCCTTTAGCAGTTCTTGAAGCAACAGCTAAAACAATGGCTGTAAAAATATCTTCAACAACAAACGATGCTGTAGCAAACGTAAAAAGTATAGTTGACGAATTGTCTGATGACTACAAAGTTGTAGTTAGAATAGGTAAGAACGGCTCAGGTGCTCCTTTCAGAAGAAAGATGGATGCTGAAGCTGTAGCTGCACAAGACCCAGCATTCAAGGTAGTAAGAAGAGAAGAGGGTAGAGGCTGGTATGTAGAGACAGAACAGCGTATAAATGTACTAGGTTTACCTGAGGCTGAACAAGTTTTACAAAAATCAAACTTTATCTTTGACACTATGGAAAAAGTTTTTGGTGCATCATCAGCGAGACTGTCAGATAGATTAGGAACTCTGTTTCTACAAGCTGAGGCTGGTGCAGCCAACATAAAACAACTAATAAAACCTTACGAAAAGAAAATAAATGCACTGAGAAAAGGTGAAACTCAACGTCTTGGTCACATTATGGAGTCACTCAGGGATGGAAACCTGTCACAAAAATTTAAAGAAGCTCCTACATTACACCAATTTGAGGGTATATACTACACTGAGTTCGGTGTACCTGCCCCTAGAAAGACTGTAGAGGCTTACGCTGCCCTAGTAGACATCAATAACACTTCTTGGCAGATAAAATCATCAGCAATGCTGAAAAGATTTGTAGCTGCAGGTGGTGTCTTTGCTCCAAACATAGATGAAATAGGTAGAGTAGTCTACAGAGTAGACGGTCAGGGTGTAAAAGTACCCGAAGATGCTGCAATTCTTGACTTTAAACTAGCAACATCAAACAATGGTGGTGGTGCTTCTCTAAGAAAAACAGATTTAGCCAAGAAACAGTACGAAAAAGTACCAGTCTACAAACTAGATAGTCCATTTCTAGGGCATTTGTACGTAACAAACATAGATGAAATTAGAGTTCTAGAAAAAGTAGACGTAATGCCCTACAACTTTGGTGGTCCAAGGGCAAATGCTGACCTTAGGTGGTTTGTTTCTGCTGTTATTGAGGCAGGTGTAAAGACAGTCAATGGTCCTAAGAATGCAGCACTTGGAATAAGAACTTTACTTGGAGCTTTTAGTAAATCACAAGCAGATTTAGCTGTTAAACAAATAAACAACATCACAGAGAAAACTAAAAATCTTATGGATGCTGCAGGTGTTGATGATATAGCTAAACTTCAGCTAGGTAAAACAGACTCAGATGCTTTAGATGACATTATCAGAGCAAATAGAGACTGGAACCCTAACATAAGCACATTATCTGATTTAAAACTTATAGCAAGCAAACATGGATTTACTTTCAGAGAGAAGTTTGCTGTAAAAGCTAGAGATGAAAAGCTTAGATTGGAAGAAGTAGGTGAAAACCCTGCACTTCTAGGTTCTAGCATGGGTGATTACGACTCAATAAAAATAAATATGAGAAGGGGTGACAACCCACCTATGGAGTTTGGTGGTAGAGAAGCATCTAACATCAACCCAATATCTGCAATAGCTGATCAGTTTAACTCAGAAGCTTTTGGGTACGCACATAGAGCTTCAACCCAGAATGCTATGGTTGGGTGGGTTAAGTTAGCTGAGGCAAACCCTAGTATTGTAGACATACCTACAAATATTCCTAAAAACGATTTCTTACAAAGGCTTTTAAAAGCTGAAGTAACTAAGACTGGTAAGTTTAATGACCTTGCTGCTCAGTTAAGAGAGCAACAGGCAGTAATTAAACGTAGACTTAACCAACCAACAATGACTAGCGCAATGTGGGAGAGTTTTACAAGGGGTGCTACAGAGGCAGTCTTTGATTCTACAGGAAGAAAATCTATTTTAGGGTGGAAAATGGAAGGCTCTGACCCTGCCAGTCAGCTACTGAAGGTAGGTTTCTACTCTAAGTTTGGTTTCTTTAACATTGACCAGTTAGTCTTACAAGGGTTTCACTCTGTTGTTGTTACAGCAGCATCACCAAGAGCAGGTACTAGAGGTATCTTTTTAGCTCCTGCTTTATCTGTAATTACACACCCATCAATAAATAAACAAGCTAAGGAATTAGCAAAACAAAGACTGCTAGATAATAAACTTGGTAATCTCCTTATAGACAAAGACGATTTAGATGAACTTCTGGATTATATAGAAACAAGTGGTAGAGCAAACATAGACAATCAGGTAGCAGAATTACAGACTCCAGAAAAATTTGGTGTAGCTACTAATCTATTACCTAAAGGAGCGCAAACTGCTTCTAGTTTACTTGACAAATCTACTTTATTCTTTAAGCATGGTGAATTAATTTCACGTATGACAGCTATAACTACAGCTTTCTTAGAACATAAAGCCACAAGACCTAACATTCCTGTCAACTCTACTAAGGGTAGGTCAATGATAACCAAGAGAGAACAGGATTTAACTTTTAGAATGACATCAGCATCTAGAAGTTACTTTCAGTCAGGTGCTATGAGGGTTCCTACTCAGTGGTTGACCTATATGTTTAGATCAATGTCTGCTGTTACAGTAGGTAGAGAGTTTACACCTGCAGAAAAAGCAAGAATGTTCTTTGTTCTTGGTCCTATGTTAGGTATGACAGGTGTTGGTGCTAAGAATACTGCAGGATACCTTACAGAAAAAATGGGTTTTGATCCTAGAGACCCTATGACTGAAAAGATACACAATACAATAAAGTATGGACTAGTAGATAGGCTCTTGTCTGAGTTAATTGGTGAAGAAACTGCTTACGCTAAAAGAGTAGCACCTGCTGACCAGATGTTTGAGACATTTAAAAGACTTTTCAGTGAAGACTTTATGACTGTAATAGGTGGTCCATCTGCTGAGATAAGTAGAGATATGTTAGGTCTAGCTACAACAGGCATAGGTAATATGTTTGCTGGTAGAACGTCATTAGTTAGAGAAGATTTAAATTCAGTCTTGCGTAATGTCTCAAGTTATGATAAAATGTACAAAGCATGGGAGCTTATAGATAAAGGCGAATACAGAGGTAGAACAAGAAAGCAAGTATCTTCTGATGTAGAACCTATAAGTGGTGCTGCTGCTATAATTTTTGGTGCAACTCCTGCTCCTGTACAGAACTACTACGACTACAAAGAGATGGAGTTCAAGAAGAATAAAAAAGTAGATGAAGTTGAAACATACCTAAGACAACAAGCTAACTATGCTATCAGACTTATGATTGAGGGTGATAGAGATGAGTTTGAAAAGGGTGCTAAACTTATGCAAGAGGTTAACGATAAACTCTGGGCTACTCCATTCAGTGATCAACTTAAAGTAGAGATACAAAAAAGAATATCTAGAGGTGAAAGTATACCAGACATAATGAGAAATGCTCAACGTCTTGACTTAACTCACTCAGCAGAAATAGTAACAGAAAGAATGTAAGGAAAGTATATGTCTTTTTCCATTGATATGAAGGACGCTGGAGCAGCCTTTGAGCAAGGGGTACAAGCACCCACAGCTACAGAGTATGGGGCTGCTGCACAGGGCTTACAGGCTCTATCAAAGGGTGTTTTCAGTATAGCAGACACAGTAGCTAGACAGCAAAGAACTGGCCCTACTCAAACATCTGTAGACAGAGCATCTGCTGCTAAGTTTTTTACAACTCTTCAGGAAAAAACTAGAGGTGTAGAAGATTTAGACCAACTAAGTTCTGTTACCAATGGTTTGCTTACACAGTTTATAGCAACTACTGGTCAAAAACCTGATGCTTCAATGTTTGATGCAATTAAAGCTATAACAGGTTTAGATAAAACAACTATAACTTTTAACGCTGAAACAGCAGGGTATAACGAGGTTGTTGACTTAGTTCAGAAAAACCCTTCTTTTCGTTTTCTTTCAGAACAAGAGCTAAAAGCTTCTGGTCAAAACTATACATCACAAGATGTTGTCAATCTAACTGTAGAAAAAATAAAATTAAACGAAGCTTCTATGGCTTCTTTAACTTTAAACAGAAACGTAAGTGAATCTGAGTTTCAAAAAAGATTACCTTTGTTTGACGAGAGAATAGATCAGTTAACACAACTTGCTGGTGCTGCTCTAGAAGTAGAAAGACAAGGTGGTAATGTAGACCCTGAGTTTCTTAAAAGTCAGTTAATGTCAGGGGTAGCCATGTTAAGGGCTAACTTCGCTAGACCTACTAATGTGTCTTCTGATACTTACGCACCAATAGAAAACCAGATAGCTGGCCTTGAGGCACTAGTCAAGAACGTAGCCAACTACGATGCTGATCAGTTTGAAATGCTGCAGGGTCAAGAGCTTGCTGCGCTAGGTAAGATAATTGTAGAAAATGCTAAGGGTCTCAATGACCCTATACTAGCTGCTTCTATAATTGAAATGAAACCTGAGTTTATATCTGCATATATGACTCAGAAAGTTTCAGAAGGTATAGACTTTTATAAGAACCTACCACCAAGAGAGGCTATAGTTTACACTGAAGTAAAGATACCTACATCTGAAGTAGCTGCTATAGAAAGCAAAAGTGAAACAAGCATACCTGATGAAGGTTCTATTTTTGACAGTGAGTCATTAGACCATGCAGCAGGTCTTGAAAAAAGAGTATTTAAGAACACTCTAGATTACTTTATTAATACTCAGGTAAATGCAACAACAGTAGAGGCTATGAGTGTAGAGGCTCACAGAGAAAGTTTTTTACAGGGTATTGGTAAGGCCACTACTTACATACACGCAACCAACGACATAAGAGATATGAAGTTTATGCGTGTCCTCTACAGCGATGAGACATTTGCTAAGCTTGACGCAGTTAAAAAGATAGACCCTGAGGGTTACACAATAGCAGTAGGTAGACTAAAAGCTTCTTTGTTTAAACAGTACGTCAACCGTTCTCTATCTCAGTCTGGAACTTTACAAGATAGTCCTTGGGCTGTCAGTGCAGCGACAGGTGAAATAACTTTTATTCCTCAAGCTGAAAAGTATGGTGGTGAGCAAGGTGTTGAGATGATTACTCAGTACGCTAACGAGTTTTACAACGGTGACCTAACAGCTATGGCTAAGGATGGTGGAGCTAGAGGCAGGAACTCTGCTATGGGTGAACAGTACTTGATGCAACCTTTACTTGGTGAACTAGCAAGGGCTAAAGGTTTGTTCAGAGAAGCTAAGACACAACTAGACATCAACAACTTCTACAAAAACCAACTCAAGAAGTTGGGTATGACTAACATTGGCGTAGATAAAACATTTAATAAAGAAACATCAGAGCAAAATCCTTACGTACCACCTAAGAATGTTATGGAAGACGTAGAGTTTATTGATGCTGTAGATAACCTAGCGTTTGAAATAGGTGCTATACCTCAGGACTTACTAAGGATCATGGCTTTTGAGACAGGTAATACTTTCGATCCTTCAGAAAAAAATAAAGCAGGTACAAGTGCTACTGGTTTAATACAGTTTGTTGAGGCTACAGCTAAAGACTTAGGTACTTCTACTGCAGAACTATCAGGTATGACAAGAGTTCAGCAGCTAGAATACGTAAGCACATTCTTAAAACAAAAACTTAAAGGAATAGAAGACCCTGATATAGGTGACCTGTACATGGCAGTCTTGTATCCTAAGGCTGTAGGAAAAACTAACGACTACATTTTGTTTAGCAGTGGTAGTTCAAAGTATGACAAGAACATGGGTCTTGACATGAACCAAGATGGTTTCATTACTAAAGGTGAGGCTGTTGACAAGATGTTGTTCAATACAAGTGGTCAGGACTTTACCAGAAGAGAACCAGAGATAACACAACAAGAGTTAGATACAAGTGTTAGACCTCAGGTAAGACCTGATACTGAGCAACAATCTTTACCTATAATATCTCAAGCAGATTTTTACAATGATGATGTAAAAAGGTATGTAGAATCTATGGATGCAAACCCTGATACTACTGTTGTAGTAGATGGTAGACGAGAGTTTGAACGTATGAGAGAACAGGGTATGTTTAAGAAGGGTCAGCTTGTTATTGTCAGATTAGAAGACGGTGATCTAGAAACACATAGGATTAACTAATGGGTAGCGAAGTATTAGGAACATTCTCTTCTTTTAAAAATACACAACCTGCTGGAGAAAACTCTTTAGGTCAGACGTTCTTTGACTTTATGGAGACAGCAAAGCCTGTAGTCAAGGCTGGTGTTGAGACAGGGGTAGAGGCTGCTGTAACTGCAGGAGGGGCTGTAAAAGACAGTTACAATATATTAACTACAACACCAATAAAAACATTCTTGGATGATATTTTCAATCAACCTTCGCTATCTTTTTTGAATAGAACGATAACTGAAACTAACTTCTCTCCTGAGTCTATGTCTGTTTTAAAACAATACGCAAAAGATAAAGGTTTAAAAGCAGGACAAAGTATAAGTATAGATTATGAAGACTTCAATAAGTACGGTGCTAAAATGTCTGCTAGACTTTACAGTGGATCAAATGAAAGTTGGGATGTTATAAGAAATAAATTGTTAAACATGGCACCAGCAGATGAAGTTAAAATGACCTTAGGTGAGGCAACACTAGAAGCTGATAATGATGGTAATATAAAAGTAATTGACACGTATAACTTCAATAGTTGGGTTTGGTTTGGTAAAGGTAAACAAGAAGACGGTAAATACTTGTCTCTTTCTGCAGAAGAGTTTGAAGCAGGGGATCAAATAACTTTTATGGAAGCTATGATTGATACTATAAATAACGCACCAACAGCTTATCAAGCTGCTCGTAATTTAGGTTTTTTATTTGGTAGCAGAGATTATGAAGATAATACGAGAGATCAAGGAAGACCAGTAGAAATTAATCTAGGAAACGTAAAGGATTTGTAATGGCGTTCAAGTTATCAGAAAGAAGTTTAAAGAAGTTAGAAGGTGTACACCCTGAGTTGGTAGAGGTTGTGTCTGAAGCAATCAAGCTAACTACAGTGGACTTCGGAGTTACGTATGGCGTAAGAACCCTGCATGAACAGACAGAGTTAAAACGTACAGGCAGATCACAGACTATGAAAAGTAAACACTTGATGCAAGACACAGGCTATGCTCATGCTGTAGACTTGGTTGCTTACTTTGGTTCAGACATAAGCTGGGAACTAAATGTTTACGATGACATCTGTGATGCTATGGCTGAAGCAGCTAGAAAAAACTCAGTTGCTTTGAAGTGGGGTGCTGCATGGTCTGAAGGAGACATCAGAACATACCCATCAACTGCAGAAGATGCAATGAACGCATACATAGACTTACGTAGGTCAGAAGGACGCAGACCTTTTATAGATGCTCCTCACTTTGAGATGATGTGACATGGATAATATGAAACTCCCAATAGCTTTAGTCATGGCAATGGCTGTACAGCTTGCTGGTGGTGTCTGGTGGGTCAGTCAACAGGCAGCTACCATTACTGCCCTAGAAGAAAGTGTCTCTCAGTTCGCTAGTCGAATGGCTGTAGAAGATACAGTAAATCTTAAACGTGATGTACAGGAAAGTAAGTCTGACATTATAGAACTCTGGGAAGATAGTGATGAGATATGGGAAGAAATGGGTGCCATGCTTGCTTCCTTTAGTTCTATTAATGAACTTAAACAGAGAATAGCTTTACTTGAAACAGAGTTAAAGTACATGAACCGTGATCACAGAGATATGCTAGATCCTAGAGGCTAGTTATGATTGATCCACTCAGCGCATTGGCATTGGTCAAGGGTGGTATCTCAGCAGGTAGGACAATAGCATCCATGTCAAGGGAGTTAGGTGGCTTCTTTGACAGTGTGGATAGCGCAAAGAAAGCTCACGAAAAGAAAAAGCAAAGCCCCTTTAGTAGTGCAAACGAAGAAGCACTTGACACTTTTATGAAACGTCAACAAGCTAAAGAAGCTGAAGAAGAATTGAGAGAGTTTATTGTTAACACTATTGGCTACTCTGCTTATCAGGAACTACTCAAACTTCGTAGAGAAATTGCTCAAGAAAGAAAAGAAACAGAAAGACAAGCAAGACTAGAAGCTCAACGTATGAAGGACAATGCTGAACTAGCCTTTATAGTTGTAGTTATCTTTCTTCTAGTCTGTGGTGGTGGATTAGGTTTATTAGTAGCTATGGGTTGGGTAGATTTATAATGGTAGAAGAGTACGACTTAGATGGGAACGGTAAACTGGACGCAGAAGAGCGACAGCTTTATTTAGAAGATAGGCGTAGACGCTTAGAAGATGAAGATGCCAAGCGTGATGCCCAGCGTAACATGACTTGGTTTGCTCTATCAGGTATGGTGTTGTACCCTGCAGGTATATTTCTATGTACCTTAATTGGTCAGGAGACAGCAGCAATGTTGATAGCTGACATAGCTAACATCTACGTTGTGTCTGTATCTGCACTGGTTGGTGCATACTTTGGTTTCACAGCAATGGGAAATAAAAAATGATAGGACAATTACTTGGACCAATATCACAACTAGCAGGTACGTGGTTAAACGGTAAGGTAGAAGAAAAGGCTGCACAGAATAAAGTGAAGGTAGCTAAGGCAGAAGCGGAAGCTCAGATAATGCTCTCAGCCGCTACGTCAGAAGCGGAGTGGGATCGCATTATGGCTACTGCATCTGCGAACTCGTGGAAAGATGAGTGGCTTACTATTCTGTTTTCAATACCATTAATTCTTGCATTTTGTGGGGATTGGGGTAGACAAATAGTAGCAGATGGTTTCCTTGCTTTAGATGCTATGCCTAGCTACTATCAATACACCTTGGGAGTAATCGTATCAGCTTCTTTTGGTGTGAGAGCAGCAACAAAATTCTTTAGGAAATAGTATGGCTTCTAAAAAGATAGACAAGTCAAAGATGAAATGTAACAGCCCTAAACGTCAGGTGTCTGGTGGTAAGAAGTTTGTTGTCAAGGCTTGTCAGGGTGGTAAAGAAAAGATAATAAGATTTGGCGATGCCAACATGAAAATTAAAAAGAATAATCCTAAACGTAGAAAGTCTTTTCGTGCAAGACATAAGTGTGATACAGCTAAAGATAAGATGACTGCACGATACTGGTCATGTAAGAAGTGGTGAATTAAATGGCTAAGTCTATACCTACTAACCCTGCACTATGGTCTAGAGCTAAGGCAGCAGCAAAGAAAAAGTTTAAAGTATATCCATCAGCTTACGCAAATGCTTGGGCAGCTAAGTGGTATAAGTCCAAAGGTGGTAAGTGGAAGGGTGCAGATAACAGAGTGAAGAAAAGGAAATCGTAATGAGAAGATATTTGAGAAGACTTTGGAGTGCATTTAGAAATCGTAAGTGTAGCCCAGAGTGTGTATGTAGCTAAGATGGCTAAGGGTGGCTTAGGTAAATGGTTTGCCGAAGACTGGCGAGATGTTAAGACTGGTAAGAAGTGTGGACGTAAGAGCGCAAAGGGAAGCAAGCGTCCGTATCCAGCCTGTCGCCCGAAGTCGGTGGCAGGAAGAATCTCCAAGAAGGAAGCTGCCAAAAAAACAGGACCGAAGAAAGTATCTTGGTCCACAACAGCATCAGGAAAGAAAAGAAAAAAGAAATGAAACTAGATAACATAGTACCACTAGCTTTTTTGTTAATGTTTGCAGCACAGATAGTGGTTTTAATAAATTTAATTATTTAAAAAATAAGGGAGCTACTTAGGCTCCCCTTTTTTATACGCTTTCTCTTTCTTTCCATTCGTGACAGGTAAAGTTTTTAACTACCCAACCTTGATTTTCTACTTGAATTAAACCATTGGCTAGAGATGTATAGCATTCTATTTCAGAGTGCATAACTCTAGGTGTACCAAAAGTTTGACAACGTGTTGCCTCTATATTACAGGCTAGTATTATGGCACTAAACATTTACTTTCCTTCCATCTCCTGTATCAACCTATCTAAGTACCATCTAGCTTTCTTCAAGTCCTCTACAGGTTTGCCTTTGTACCTGTATCTGTGTAGGTACTTCTTACAGTTACCCTCAAGGTAACCCATGAACATCATAGTATCCATGTTGTCTCTCATATAGTCTATACATTCTATCTCGCCATCACCGTAGTGTGGTGGTTTATTTATTATGTCCTCAGCCATCTTATCTTCCATCTCAAATATAATATTCTAAACATCATGTACACTGTGATAACAGGCCATGCGATACAGAATAAGTATACGTTAAGCTCTTCGTAGGTTACTCCAAGCAATGAAGCTATCTGTACCAAGAACAATACACAAGAATTGAATAGGTTGTCAACCCATAAAATACCACTACCTGCCATAGTTACTCCACTCGTCATTTTATTTCTACTAACTCTGCTTCAACAAAAGGTATATGATAGAAGGTCTCATGCTTAGGTATCCTGTACCTAGGACCAGAAGCTTCCTTGATAATATCATCAACCATCTGAGTACCTTTGATCTTCCAAGCTTTGTCGTAGGTCTTGTTGAATACATAGAAGTATAGACTTTCCAAAGTGTCCTTGTACTTCTCTACAAGTCTACGTTTCCTAGCAGGTACTCTTACCTCAGTCCAGTACGTAGGCCAATCACTCTTCCACTGAGCTTTACGTTCAGCTTCATTGAAGTAAGTAACACCATCCTTCTGTGACACAACATCAGCATAGTAGTCTTCAGCAGAACTAACTATTGTATGTCCTTGGCTCTCTAGGTATTTAATCAAAGCCTTCTTGGAAGGTTCATCTACTTGGTTGTAGACTTCTTTCCTGAAGGGTCTTACGTATACATCCATACTATGCTCCTATATCTACTACTTCACAGACATCACCACTACAAGCAAACGTCTGGCTTGAGCTAGTCATATCCTCTTTTTCGTAATCTGTCAAGAGGGTCCAGTCAATTTTTTTAGGCATGAAAGAAGAAAGTTGTTTGTACTCATGCTTTGTTATGTCCTGATAAGGTGCTTGTTGGTAGGTGTGTTCATTGTAAGGTAAGAAAGATACACCTGACATCTCATCAAAGTGTTTATAAACAAAAGCACCAACCTCAAACCACTCATCTTTCTTGACGTTGATAGTTACACTAGGCTTGTGCTCACACCAATGTCTTTGGTAGGTAAGCCACATCTCTAGTTGATCTATAGCTGATAGTTGATCTGTAACTATAGCGTTGGGTGGTGACTTGATGGGGAAACTAAACACTGTAGTCTGATCAGGTTTCATTACACAAGGTTCACTAGGGATACCTTGATCCTTCATAAACTGTGTGAGTGGGTCTTTATTGTCACCTCTTACAGTTCTTATGTAATGTCTACTGTGTCTTGCGTGTATACCTGATGCACTGTCAACGAGTTGGCTGACTGTTCCACTGGGTTTAACGCACGTAATGGCAGTAGAAGGATTAATGTTAAGATTATTAGCCAGAGCAAGATTGGTTTCCACTGCAACTTCTCTAAGGCTGTTGAGAGTTTTTGATATTCCACTATTCTTCCTTGTAAGTAAAGGGTTGTCCATAATACCTGTCAGAGATACACCAAGTAGACGTTCTTCTTCTGTGTTGTCTTTCCATATCTTACGAAGGTAAGGAAACTTAGTGTAGGTAGATTGTATAGTTCCTAGTGTAGTAGCTATCTTAACCTTACGTGCTAAGTCATCATAGTTATCTGATGAACGTACTACAACTTCAGTAAGATTGCAGAACTGGTAAGGTCTAAGTATGATCTCACTGCAAGGGTTAGTGCCAAACTGCCAATCAGGATCACGCCTACCATATTTAGACGCTTGGTTCTTTGACGCTTCACGATTAAATACTCCTCTCTCTCCACTACCTGATTCTACTAGAGCCATCCACTCACGCATGAACGACAGGCTATCAGGCTTCTCTGTGTAAGCTACAGAGTTGTTAGATAATGCACGTTGAGGATCGTTAGTCCACCAGTCTCCTGACTTAGCGTGACGCATACGGTCATCACTAAGGTTAGACAGAGAGATCATAGCACTACGCCTAACACCACCTACTACTACAACCTCACCAACCTTACACATAAGATCGTGACACTCAATAGACGATAGCTTACGTCCTTGTGCATCCTTGAATATTTTGATAGTAAAGTTGAACAGGTCAACCAGAGGTGCAGGACCACTGGCTCTACCACCAAATGTTTTTAGTCTAGCACCTGCAGGTCTGACTTGTGACACATCCCACTGAGGTATCTCACCTGCCCACAGTAAAGCAAGCAACTGTCTGAAAGCCTTAGCCCAACCTTCTTTACTGTCCTTGACAATGATCTTAGTATCGCTCTCGTATAGCTCAGGTACATCAGGTAGTTTCTGTACGTACTGACGCTCAACTGAGAAGCCTACACCAGTGCCACATAACAGGATAAACATAGCCTCATCAAAAGACTTAGGGTCATCGACAGGTAGGTAGCTGCAGTTGTAGCCTGAGGTGTTGTCTCTCTCCAACGCCTTACCTGCTGTCATCATAGCTCTCATGCTAGGCATGACTTCTAGGTTAAGTATTGCTTCTTCTATTTGACTGACAAAACTGTCTTTACCCATAACAGGTATAACTACATTGGTCATGTATCTGTCAACAGTCTCAGCCCAAGTCTCTCTGCGTTGTTCTTTCTCCAACCATCTTGCATAACGTGATGTATGTATGAATGCTTGGTAATCAGTTGGTAAATAATTATTCATTTGTAATCCCTCGTAAAAACCCATATAGCTCCTGCTATTACAAAGAATAATATAATCATAGCTGTGTAAATTTCTGTGTCTGTCATCTCTTGTCTCCGTTGCCTCGTAGCGTTCCTCGCTTTTGTCTGCCATGTAACTTCTCTAGGTTACTATAAGCTACGTTCTCCATGTCAACATTCAAGTCTCTACACAGAGCAGCTATGTACCAGAGACAATCACCTAACTCATCAGCTATAGCCTCACGATCAAGCTTACCATCTCTCATAATTTTCTTTACTTTGTTTGCTACCTCTCCTGCCTCAGCAGCAAGACCCAACGCAGGATAAATGATTGCGTGTTTCTTATCATAGATAGCTGTTGTTGCAGCTTGTTGTTGGTACTTGTCCATGTCAAGAGGGTCTTGATTGTAGTACTGAAATGCGTTTATATCGTCTAGTGTAATCACTCTTCCTGTTCCTTCCAAGCTTTGTATTCATTGTCCAAATTAATGTAATCATCCAAGTCTATCAAGTCATTCTCCACCAGTAGTTTGATGACATGAAACTCAGATATTTCTTTTTGTTCTAGTATTAAAGAGAGACCGTAGTTCTCAACAAGAGCGTTAATTTTACTTTCAAAGTCAAACATTGTCAAGCCTTAATGTATCCAAAGGGAAGTTTCTTTTTCGTGAAGGATAGGTGTTGTTGATTGCTTCAGCTTATTCATAAAGTTATAAGCGTCATTAAAATCTTTGAAGTATATCTCATCATCAAAAACTAAACCTTTTTCTTCAACCATACATACCAAAGACCACTTGTCTCCTTGATCTATCGGACCTTCCAGATAGTGATGTACTTTAACTGTCATTTTTTCTTTCTTTCTTTTATCCAATCGTGAGGTATTATTTCCTTAGCAAATATAAAACCGTGATAGTCACACCAGTCAGCATAAGTAGACTTAGCTCCTTTGTTTAGTCTCTGGTAAGGATTACTGAAAACAAATCTAATGTCAAGATGTGGATATTGTTTCTTTACATTTAGATGTTTGTTTCTATCTGGTAAAGTAAACCTACCCTTAGTCTCTATTATAATACCATTGGGTAATATAAAGTCAGGGGTATACGTTTTGAACCGTAAGTCCTGCCACTTAATCTTCAATGTCTCGTACTCAAACTTGACACGTTTCTTTTGCAGGTACTTGGCGTTACGTTCTTCTAGTCCTGATCTGAATCTGTAAACTTGGGTGGTTGCCATATCTGTTCTTCTTCTCTTCGTAGCCAAAGTAGTCTACCGTTTTCAATAACTCTATCTTCATCACCACCGTAAGCCCTGACACATTCCTCATACATATCTTGTTCTGTCTTACAGTCAGCCAGTATCTTGTCAGCTTTCTTAGGACCAACGCCATAGATACCTTTGATGTTGTCTGAAGAATCGCCAGTCAATACCTGTGTGTAGAAAAACTTTATACCATCAAAGTAAGACACAGTTTTATAAGAACCCTTGCGTGGGTTGTAGTGGTCACAAGGAAGTTGCATCATATCTTTATCTACAGATATAACTATAGCATCCTTACCTCTTTTGGTAGACCATATACCTATTAGGTCATCTGCTTCCTCTCCCTCAGACACAATAGCATCCCAGTATTTAACCATGTATTCTCTAACAGAAGCAAGATGCTTGGGTTTCTCTGCACCTTTTCTGTTAGCTTTGTAGCCGTGAGTTATAGCTATACCATATCTAAAGTTACTTTTACCTGTAAGAAAGACTTGGTATTGTTCTTCCTTTGGTGACCACAGTACAGCCTGTATACTTTTCTCAAGGAGTTCATCAAGCTTCTCATTAGCTGCCTCACTCTCTTCTTCTTCACAAGAAGCTGCAGCCTGATAAGCAAAAGGATCACCATCAATCAGTACTTGTTTCATTACTCTTCCTCTAAGCAGAAGCTACACCAGTCATCCTTAAAAGCAGGACCACCACAACTTACACACTTTTTTCCTGTGTTTGCTTTTTGTTTTTCTATTGCACGTTGCCGTTCATCATCCGTCATAGGTCTGATCATTGGACACACTCTATAAAAAAGACAGGGCCGAAGCCCTGCCAGTTAGGGGGGACAAAACTACCAACGATCTTCCGCAGCAGCAATCTCTTCAAAAGGTACGTGTTCAGTTATACCAACCTTTTCTAACCTGACTGAGGCTGTTGAACCCTCACCGTAGATAGAAATTTTGATACGTGCTTTAGTACCATTACCTAATGCACCGTCCTCAATGTAATCCCAAGGCTTGTTAGTTAGACCATGAGTTACCTTGGGTGCTCCACCGAAGTCATCAATACCAGATGGGTGTACGTTAGGACGTTTAAGTTTCATACCCATACGCCCATCAGCAGCGTTAATAGGTTTGATCATTTTGTTACCCATAGATGTTTCAGGAAAACCCTTGGACAACATATCACTTATTGATTCATCTTCATCAGGAACAAAGACTACGTTGAACTGACCTTGAGTTTTCTCATGGTAGTCCGAATCGTCCATGTTATCTTTGAAGATACGAGCGTAATATAACTGACCATTATACTCGCCCCATTTTGTTTTTGGTTTATCAGCCAATGTTTTACTCCTTCTCTTGGTTTGCAATATGGTTGAACATAACAACTAATAACTCGATTGTCAAGACATAAATTACAGGTGACAATGCAAAAAGTAAAATTCCTATCAATGAGTATCCTTCCAGTTGTATCCTATGTCTGTTGATCCTGCTAGTGGACACATTATAGCAAGTTTTTTTCCAGTGTCAACAATAGATTGTCTTTGTATATCACCTAGTAACTCAGCATCTTTCATCTGTCCACGTACTTCTGTTTGCCACTCATCGTGAGGCCACGTTACTAGCTTGAAGTCTATCCATTGTCTCTTGGCTTTGTGTACCCAGTCGAGTGCTGCGTGTTTCATTATGGTTGACTCACCATTCTGTAGCATACCTGCAAGTGTCTTATGTTCTGAGGGTACTACAACCCTACGTCCATCAAGACCTTTGAACCAACCACGCTCTGCTATGTGTGGTATGACTTTCTTCTTTAAGTTAGCAAGCCCCTGTATTGATTGCATAAAGTTCTCAACTGCTTGAGTTGCTTCTCTCTGGTTGACCTTGAGTATCTGTGATACCTTGGCATTACCTGCTCCTAGTAGAAACGCATAGATAAAAGTCTTAGCCATATCTCTAGTAACGTGCGACATACCTAGAGCCTTACGGTTGAGGTTGTGTATGTCTGTCTCATCTTCTCTCTTCCCTGACACGATAGCGTGTACGTATTCCTCTGACTTCATCAGGTGTGCAAGCACACGTAACTGGATACCCTCAGCATCTGTACCTACCAAGTAACAACCCTTAGGTACACACCATAGCTCACGCATCTGACCATCATAACTGTCCTTAACTTTTTCTACAGCAGTCCTAGCTTCACCATGAAACTCTGCAGGGATGTTAGCTTGGTTAGGATTTCTGTGTGCCATCCTACCTGTCCATGCTCCAATGTGTGTAA